TCCTAGAAGGTCTTAAAGGACATATGAGAGAAAACGTGGCTCAGTTATATGAGAACCAAGCGTCTTTCTTGATAAACGAAGCTACAGGTGAAGGTTCTAACGGAGCATTCGAAACAGTTGTTTTCCCAATCGTAAGAAGAGTATTCTCTAAATTATTAGCGAATGAAATCGTATCTGTACAAGCAATGAATTTACCAATCGGTAAATTATTCTTCTTTGTACCAAAAATTCAAGGGTATTCAGGTGGAACTTCAAATATGTCAGGTGACCACTACGCACCAATCGGTTCTCCGGGTAATTATGGTAACGCGTCTTTAGCAGGACAAGGTTACGGAGATTCTTCAGGAGCATACCAAAAAAACCTTTATGATTTATTCTACGAAGGAACTGAACCAGGTTTAGACCCTGAAGGTTTATTCGATTACTCAAAAGGTAGATGGTCAGCAGTTACTGCTACTTGTGCTACTGTACAATGGTCTAACGGAGCGTTAGTTAATACAGCTTACAGTGGTGAAAACAGAAAAATTTTGGTAGCAATGTCAGGTTTCTCTAGTACAGGTGACGGTAAATTAATCGGACCTAATGGTCAAGAAATGGATACTGAAGAATTCTTATCAGGTCTTAAATTGTTTACGGCTAACGCAACAGTTGCGACTCAATTAGGAACATCAACATTTTCACCATTATTATTCAGAGTTGTTACTCAGAAATATGGTCAAGGTATTGTTCAGTACGGTTCTACAATAACTACTACATTCCCAACAAATGGTAATGGTGGTTCTTTCAAAGACATTTGTTCTGCACAAGGTGTTATCTATTTAGAAGTTGATACTCAAGTACCAGTATGTGTATCTTGTGGTCAATCTACACCTGATGGATATTCAGGAGCAACTTTAACTGCGGCTAATTGGAGTGGTGCATCTATAACAACTAACATTCAAGCAGCTTTCAGACGTTACGAAGAATTAGAATTTGAAGATAAAATCGGTGAGGTTTCTTTCGACTTAGATTCTGTTACAGTTTCTGTTACTGAAAGAAAATTAAGAGCACAATGGTCTCCTGAGTTAGCTCAAGACGTTGCGGCTTTCCACAACATCGATGCTGAAGCTGAATTAACAGCTTTATTATCTGAACAAGTTGCGGCTGAAATCGACCGTGAAATCTTAAGAGATTTACGTAAAGGTGCAGCTTGGACTTTAAGATGGGATTACAATGGATGGAGAAGAATTTCTGCAACTACAAACTACACTCAAAAAGATTGGAACCAAACGTTAATCACAGCGATTAACCAATTATCGGCTCAAATCCACAAATCTACTTTAAGAGGTGGTGCTAACTGGATTGTGGTTTCTTCTGAAATCTCTGCTATCTTTGACGATTTAGAATACTTCCACGTATCTAACGCGTCTCCTGAGCAAGACCAATACAATATGGGTATTGAAAGAGTTGGTACATTAGCAGGTCGTTACCAAGTTTACCGTGACCCTTACTTCCCAGCTAACACTGTGTTAGTAGGACACAAAGGAACATCATTGTTAGATACAGGTTACATCTACGCACCGTATGTACCGTTACAATTAACTCCAACAATGTACAACCCATTCAACTTTACACCGATTAAAGGTATAATGACTCGTTACGCGAAAAAGATGGTCAACAACAGATTTTACGGGAAAATTACCGTTGATGGTGTTAGAACATTTGATTTAAGAGAATTGAGATAATCAAAATCTTAAAATATTTAACAAAAAGGGACTATATGTCCCTTTTTTTTTATCTTTATTTTGAATAATAGGTTTTTTGGTATGATTGTTGTATATTTATATTATATGAAAAAATTTATACCAACAAAAGAAGAATTAAATAATATACTTAAAATGTATAATGAAGACCTATTAGGGTCACATACCATTTCTGAAAAAACAGGAATTAGTAAACCAACAATTTTAAGAATATTAAAAGAAAATGGTATTGTTATGGGTCCATCAGGTAGAAGATTTCTTGGAGGTAAAAAAGCCTCGGATAAACGAACTTATCTTAAACATAAAGAAAAAAAATTAGAATATCACAAAATATGGGCGGAACAAAATAAAGAACATTTAAAACAATATATAAAAGAATACCGAGAAAATAACGTTGATAAAATTAAACAAATTAAACGTGATTACGAAAGAAATCGTAAAGCGAGAGACCCCCTCTATAAACTAATATCCAATTTCAGAACGGCAATTTATCAAGTATTAAAGGAGAGTAATGTAGAAAAGAACGGACACTACTTTGATATTTTAGGATATACTCCGGAGGAATTAATTAATCATTTAGAAAAACAATTTACGGAAGGAATGACGTGGGATAATTACGGTGAGTTCCACGTAGACCATAAACTACCTATATCATCATTTAACATTAAAGAAATTGGGGACGAGGAATTTATGAGATGTTGGTGTTTGGATAATCTTCAACCAATGTGGGGTGAGGAGAATATTCGTAAATCCAATAAGGTTTTATAGATACTGAGGTATTTATATAAAAAGAAAAGTATGAACAATTTATTTGATATATCGAGTGAGGAGAGAAATAGAATATTAAATCTTCACGAGAGTGCTACAAAGAGACAATATTTAACATTAGAACAGGTTAAGGTATCCGGTGGTGAAAGTTCATCAACAACCACTTCAAATACGTCATTTCCAAAACAAAATCTAAATAGTAAATTTAAATTTGGGGGATATCAATCTGATGAGGTGAAAAAAACTATTCAGGGGTTAAAACCTAAAATTGAAGAATTTATTAAGAACAGTGGTGGTAAACAATTTATTGTTAACATTGGTGCGGGGGAATCGAACGTGACAAACCCAAAAGGTTTTGAAACTAAGGGGAGTTTAGGGTTGGCGAGAGCAAACTCTGTTAAACAATATTTCCAAGAGATATTTCCTGAATTAATTAAGAGTGGTACTTTGGTTATTAAATCTCCATCGGATGTTAGTCAAATTCTATTAGGGAAAACACCATATGATAAAACTAAGGGTGATAATAAAAATCCCCAATTAGTTAAACAATATCGTCAAGAGCAGTTTGTGGATTTTGACATTCAGGGTTCGGGTCAGGTGAAAAATGTTTTAAATATTTGTAATTGGGAAGCGGTTGTTACTGCGGCTACGGGAACTGCCGCGGCAAATTATATTACAACTGATGTTAAATTAGTTGGGGCTGGTGAATTAATATTTGATACGGGAAGTATTCCTGATAGAATGATTGTTGTTGATAATAGAGGGGGTATTAAACAGGACACCGGATATGTAACAACAACGGCTCATAAGTATTCAAGTTTTAAATATGTTCCATTGTATGTGTCAAAATTAACTCAATTAAATCAAACGGTCGCGGTTAGTGGTGGAAATGTTATTACAATTAAAGTTAAAAGTATTAATGATTTAATGCGTCAAATACTTATGCCGGGTGTTTCAATTCCTGATACTAAACAACTTATTAAGATGGGACAAACGGAAGTTTATGAGGGTGTTGAATCATTAACAACATTGTTCAACAGAGGTGTTAAAGAATTTGTGGTTTATTCAATAAATTCATCTGCGATAACATTACCATTTAATGCTAAAACCGGAGATAGTAAAGTTATAGTTTACTCCCCGGTTGGTAAGACAGGATATAATTTGAAAGGTAAATGTTAGTCTTTTTTAGGTGAGACAATAATATACACCAATTTACCATCTTTAACGTAAGAAATGTATTTTGTTGTAACACCATTATACGTTTCAATCATATATGATTGAACTTTTACTTTATAAACTTTGGATAATGAATCCATCACAACATTGGACTCTTCGTCAACGTCTTTAACTTTTGGTTTTGGTTTTGATTTTGATTTATCTTGAGCCACAGAGGTTAATGTTCCGATAAGTAATAACGATAATAAGAATAACTTTTTCATAGTGTTTGTGTTTTATTTGACAAATATAAATATAATATTTTAACTGCCAAAATTTTTATATAAAAAAAAGACGTTATTCTACGTCTTTTTCTTTTTTTGCGGTTACTCTAATTGATTTTGATAATACTTCACATTCACCTAATGAGAATATCCCGGACTGATATGAGTATTTTACTGCTTGAGTTAGGTAATAGATTGCGTGTTCCTTTGTCATAGTATCAAGGATTGCGTCTAAGTGTTCTTCGGTGTGAATTGGTATTGATTCAAATAACTTTCCAAATATTTCAGGTTGTTGTTCCATAATTAAATATTAATATATTTATAAGTATATGTACAAAAATAACAAAATACAGATTAAAGAAAACACTACAGCAACAAGTGCTGGTGAATATAACGGTCCAATAGAATTGGGGTTAAAAAAATGGAGAAAGTCTGAGTTATTTCCTTTTATAAATCAATCATCTCATAAAACAAATAAAAAAAATAAAAATAAAACTTTGAAAAATAATATTGCTAAAGTTGTTGGTATGTGGGAGAAAGGTGTTGACGGAAGTTATGATATAGACACACACGACGTTCATACGGTTAAAGAATGGGTTGAGATAACCAAAGATACCATTTCAGAAGATATTACCCCAAACGAACCTAAAATGACCTCAAATTACGAAAGGGTTATTAATAAATTTAGAAAAGATATTCCTGAGGATAAAATGAAGGAATATGATTTGATTGCTAATAAGATAAAAGATTTTGTTCAGGATAGAGGATATGTTGTAAAAATAATAAATGCTTGTAATACCGGGTTTAGAGGTGTTAGAACAAATAACGCAATTATATTATGTTCACCTGAGATGTTACCTAATTTTGCAACGTTTGTTTATTTATTATTCCACGAATTAAGACACGAACAACAGATGAGTGAGTTTGATTTAAAGGATACATATATGGGGGATGTTGAGGATTTTGAAGAGTTTTTTAAAATCTATTGGGAAATGGAATTGGATGCCGATAGATACGGTAAAGAATGGGTTAAAAAAATTGGTGGAGTATTAAAATTACCAAACATTGTTTATTATTTAGACCCTATGATTGAGAATTACCCATCTATGTCTAATATGGTTAAACAATTTACATTACATTTACATAGAGAAATACAAATCTTAAAGAGTCGAGGAATGGAGTATTCCGATATAAGTGATTTAGATATTGTTAAAAAACATCTACAAACTCTTGAAGATATGTTTTAAAAAACAAACCCCTACTCAACAGTGGGGGTTTTTGATTTAATTAAGATTTTATTCTTTAATTTAGATAATGAATATTCCACTTGAGATTTCATTTGCTCAATGCGTTCCATTCTATTTTGTTGTACTTTATAGTTGTACATACTTACCATCTTCTTCCATTCTCTATCAGTAAGGGGGATATTACTGTAATAACAAACGTGATTGATTATTGTAATTTTTTTATCGTCTAAAATAATGAATATACCTAATTTTTTATTTTCAATAATTCTATGTTCGGATAGTGGTGCAATTTCATAAATGGAATTAGAATGTCGTAAAACATTTCTGAAAATAAATTTACAATCATTAATATCGGCTAATCTTCCCGGGTCGACAATATCGTAAAAATTTTTTAACTCTAATAGTTTTTTCTTAACGGCTCTACGTTTTAATTTTTGTTTTATATATTTTATCATATCCTTATTTTATTATTGGACAAAGATAAGTAAATTTTTAATATAAAAAAAAATATTTGATAAAAAAAAGGAGAAAATTAAATTTCTCCTTTATTTTTTGCTTTATCTAAATATTCGTAAGATTTATCCCCATACATTTGATATATTTTTTTAAAGAATTGTGCGGGGTTTTTCCTTATGTATCTAATTACATCATTTGGTATATAAGACCCGTATTTATCACCAAATAATGATTTTGCTTGACGTTCTCTATCACTTGTAGGTCTTTCAATGTCGGAAGAATAGTCTTGTTCTGACAATACACGTTTAACTATATTAGTTAAATCACTTTCGTTTAATTTAATGACTTTTTTCATATTTTAAGAATTTAACCCATTAGGACCACCAATCGTGACCGTATTATTTTGTGAGATTGCTCTATTTTGTCCGTTAGTATATACTGCGTGAGGAACTTGTGTTATAGTAACACCTGTTGTACTAGGACAACTATCACAACTAATTGATGTTACACCAGCACTATTAACAGGTGTTATACATTGTGTGCAAGAAGTATAAGGACCATAAAAAATACCGGCAGTTGTTTGATTAGTGGTTGTCGCTCCTGATGCTGTTAATGTAATACACGTACCGTCACCAAGTTGGTATATTCTATTTATTGGGTTTGCAATAATAACGGTGTCATCCGCAACGAATGTGATTACACCACCTAAAGAACAGGTTGTTCCTGTAAATAATCTATTTGCCATAATTTTTTATTTATAAATATCTGATTATTCCAAATATTTTAAATTAACTATTTGGAATTTGATTTGTTTTTTATATGTGTTTATTTCCCCACTACTAGTTACTTTCAAATCAATGTAATATTCGTTAGGTATTTTATCTCGAGTATCAAACATAAAGTAGTACTCGTTAGGTGTTTTATTTATTTTTGTCCAATCTTGAACTTGAACTTCTGTTTGACCTTCACGTACATATACTCTATAATGAGCGTCAACGTTTGGTAATAATTTTTGTGTAGTGTAAGCTTGTTTGATAACCACTCCGACTTTTCTAATGTCAGTATTGTATATTTTTTCATCTTGTTTAATTCCGTAGAAATCAAACCCATAAACTTTTGGGTCTTGAGTTGTTGTACCAATTTGAATTGATTTTTTTAATGGGTATATTACAAAACTATTTGTAACATCCGGTAATGAGAACCCATTTAAAGTTAAATCACTCCACACATCATAGAATGAACAAGGTGTTTGGTATCCTAAAAGTGGTGGGATTACAACTTCATAAACACCTTTAGTTCTTTGACACACATCTAAAGATGGTGTTGACAAACCTAAAATTGGTGTTCCATTCGCATCTGAAATAGACACAGAAGGTAATGAATCTAAATTAATTGGATTACCATCTTCATATAAGTATAGATATAATTTGTTAACCTTACCTAATGAAAACTGATTTCTATCATCATCAATAATATCATCATAGTTTGTTTCTAAGAATGGTTCATAGAATGTTTGGGTATGTCTAGTAAAAAATTGAACTTCATAATTTTCTGTTAACCCTGTTAAATTTTCTATTTGAGGTAAATAAGCGATTCCCCATCCTGTCACACCGGTTAATGAACCATTCAAAATATTATTAATTTCTGTGGTCATATCAAATGAAATATTTTCATTCCCAAATTGGAAGTGTTGAGTATCAACTATGGTTAATGCACTATATGGAACTGTCCCGGTATTTCTATTGTTATAAATACCTTGTGATGTCCAACCACTTAAAGTAGTTGTTTGAATCCAATTGGATGGTCTTGTTGAGAAGTTCCTATCTGAATTACTATATTCATAGATTAAATCGGCAAAGTCATAACCGACACCTTCATCCCACATTTGATTATTTGGGATTCTAAATAACACCAAATCAAATGATGTTGCTCTTAATCTACCTTGGGATGTTGATGTATTTAAAGTTTCAAGATTAAATGTTGAAGTATTAACCATTCTTAATGTATGAGTCATAACATCAGTACAAGTACTTGAGATAGTTCCGTCAGAAACTTTTTGTTGAAGTAAAGTTAAATCTAAATCAAATATGAACCTACTATATCCGTTAGGGTATTGTGAAGTGGCTAATGAACCATAAAATAGTTCTGTAACGGGATTTCTCCCGGTATTTGTTAAACTATTTGATATGATTGTATTATTTTTACTAAAATAGGAATTGTTAATTGACATAAAATGTTTTAACAATAAATATTTAGTTTATACGAATATTTTGATTTAAGACTGTATTATTTACATCAGCCAATAATTGGTTGATACTAGTCTTGGTAGTTTTAGAACCTTGAGTCGCCTCATCCGGTACCATATTAGCGTGGGGATGAACGTGGTTGTTTAAAAACTCAACAATTTTTTCAATCAATTTTATCAATTCTTCACCTCTAACGGTTGAATATGTTTTTTCAAATAAAGTATCACCGGCACCAACAAATTTGTCTTGAGGAATACCATATAGAGTATTTGATAAATTTATTTGACCTTTAGGACTTGTAGAATTTTGAGATAATAAGAAAACTTTTTGTGCACCCAACACTCCATAAGTAATGTCTTCACTATTAAATTTAGTTGGGGTTATACTTTCTTTTTTTAAATCACTTTGAGGGCCAAACAATGGTTTACCACCTTTATTTTCTGAAACTAAAAACCATCCGTCTTCTTTTGAATTATTTAATTTAATATTGTTGTAGAATCTTTTGTAATTTACGTACTCTAAAATTTCACCTAACGCATTAGTTGGTGAGAATTTTTTACCGGTTTCATACGTTTGTTTAGATGGTGTTACAATAAATGGGTATTGGTCTGAAAGATTGTTTGGATTATTAATTGTAATACCGGTAAAGTTGACATTCGGGTCAAATACTTTACTAATAAAATCATTAATTGTTTTAACTGATTCTTGGAATGATTTACCCATAAATGATACGGATTCTAATTCTACCCCATAATCCTCACCACTTGTTAAATTTAAAATGGTGTCAAATTTAAAATTGTCAGTGTTAACTTTTGCACTTGGTTTAAGGTTGTATAGTTTAACTGACCCTGTAAAATTACCAATAGCGTTATCTAAGTTTGTAATATCCCAAACAATCATTTTTTTAACCAATTGGACATTTTTAACTAATCTAAATTTTGTTTCCTGAGGTAATGTTTGTTTAGTTTGGGTAAATCTTGTTAATTGTAAAAAGGCTCTATTTTGATTACCAATAGGAAATTTATCTTTAGATAATTCTTTTGTTTTACCGGCACGAATTAATACTTCATTTTCTTTTACAATAACATCGGCAGTTCCTCGACCTAATAAAGCATTATCTCCCGGTTCAGGGAAAATTCCTTTACTATTATCATCACGATATTCCCCTTCTTGATTTTTAAGACTCAACCCTTGTTTTATTCTATCTCCCGTTGCTAAGAATTTTTTAGAACCTTGGAAATATTCAAAAGGGGTTGTCATTGGTGAAGAAAAAGGTCCTTGAATATAAAATTGATTTTCAAACGGGTATTTTTTGTTCATATAAATAATATGAACATATTCATCTTTTTTAGGTGTTTGACTAATGTAGAATGGTAGTAATGGAATAAAGATTAATGGGTCCTTAGATGTCCAAGGGTCTGTGTCTTCATTCCAATCAGGTATAGAATTAATTATATCATTATAATTTTTTGTTTCAGGGATAACACGAAGTCTACCCAACATCATTGGGTCTTGATTCTCGTAAACATATCCCGGAAATAATATCTGATGTTCGTTTTCGTTATTTATTCTCATTAGGGGTTATTCTTTTTTGATATTCTTTTAATATAGTGTTGTAAGTTAACTCCAACCTATCTAATTGTTCTGTACCTTTTAAAACTAATTTTTTTGTAAATTCAAAATCTTCCTGAAGATAATCCATTGCGAGAATTAAATCTTTATTTGAAGATGTCTTATGTTCTTTAATAATTTGTAATACTTTTTCAGATTTTTCTTTCTTGTCCATAATTAGAATTTTTTACCATAAGAGCTGGTAGGAACTGTTAAGAATGCAGGAGTAACCACTAGTGGTCCCACGGCAACTTGGAGTTTATTATTTTCAGCCTCTTCTAAGGCCATAGCTTTCATTTGACCAAATCTCCCTAATAAATCAAAATTTGGTGCTCCACTTGGCATTGCCCCTGTTGGAATACCTAAACTCTGCATTTCTTCAATAACACCAATAAATGCTCTTGATTCAGAGTACCCATCTAATAATTGAGAGGCATATAAGATGGGTAGTGGAATACCACTATTTAATCCGGGTATATTCAATAAGTTTAATAATGCTAATAAATCGTCAATTAAATTTTTACATTTACGATAGTCAGTTATTAATCCAATAATCGCTAATAGTAATGCCAATAATTTTAGTATCATTGCGTATTTCTTAACAATCCTTTCTTTACCAATATCTTTTAAAACTTGTTGAACTAGTTTTAAAATATCTTCTTTAATTAACTTAAACAATTCCTCAACAAAAATTGCACCAACTTTGGATACTAAATTAATAAAGAATTTTTTGAATATTTTTGCAAAATCAACAAATGATGTTATGTTGTCTGCTAATGTATTACCTAACGCTTTATACATAACAATTATAGGTAATATCATTTTTGGTGTGATTAACGCCCCAATCATACCATTAGTAATTAATTTAATAAAATTTGTATCAACGACAACTTGGGGGTCAACATTAATACCAACACCTATCCAAGCCGGATTGTTTGCTAATACGTCTGTAATATTATTTGCTGCATTTTCAAATTCAGAACCTTCATAAAAATTTAATTGACCTAACGCACTTACAATTTCATTAAAATTAACGGGTAAATCAACATTATTACAATCTTCAAATTGGATAACCCCTCTTTTAATGTTTGCGGTTCTAATATCAATATTTCTTAAGTCTATATCCGTGAATTCAAAAAAAGAATCGTCAATACCGTCTAACTCGGCAATTTTTGCAATACCACTCGTATCTATTTCGTTACCTCTATTATCAAAACAAAGACCTAAAATTCTAGCCAATATTAATTCAGCTTTACTTGCATTTTCGACTTGAGACGTTCCAGCATTTATTTTCATAGATATTGCTCCGGATAAAGATTCCATAATAGACCCAATAATATCCGTGTCTTCAGACATTCTTATGGTGTCGTAATAATCTACCATAAATTCACCCACTCTAAGAGGGTTATTTCTATTACCACTTAAATTAACTTCAAACCAAGGACCTGTTGTTCCATTAGTTGGGTGTAATTCATAATACTTTATGGTACACAAATCTTGACCTGACTTACCTACGTGAGTATATGTTATATTTGACTGAGTTAATTGATGTAACTCCCGATTCATTGAGAATGGAATTTGACCTGGCTGAGGTAAATTTTTCTCATAAATAATTGCACCAACCTCATCTTGAGGGTTGATTAATAATCTATTAAATAAGTCAATAGAACTAACTTTTACGTAAACAGGACCTGAAGTGTATGTTTGTTCTTGGTCACAACCTAAAGATGTTAAACAATCTTTTATTACTATTGTTCGTAATCTTGGTTGAACGTTTTTAATAGTTCTGATTAAAAGTCGTTTAATATACTTTGGAGAACCACTACCGTTACCACCGGATATATTAGAAATGTCTAATAATTGTTCGAATTGGTTTTTGATTTGTTTTTGGTATCGTTTAGTTTGATTTTTAACACTAGTTAGTGATTCAGAAACTTGTGATTTTGTTTTTTCAAACGATTCCCCCGCTTTTTTATTTGCGTCATCATATTGTGACTTAATATCGGTATAAGATTTAGTCGCGTTAAGTTTCTTTTGAATTTTATTATAATCAAAATTAATATCTAATGACGGCATAATGTATTATTTTTTCATTTTATAAGAATCATTATCTTTAGAAATGTCTTTTTCCATTAACGTTCTTAATAATTCATCATCTCCAATATCAGTAATTGAGAAACTTCCCCCACTATCTTTAGAGTTATTCGACTTTTCCCACATACCGGATTGTAGTTTTGATAGGGTTAATTTTTTCTCAACACAATCATTTATGATTTTTTGTTGTTTTTCGATTACCGGACCGATAACTGTCATATCTTCCGGTTCTTTCATCATTGTCAACATTTTATTCTGTATTCTAATCGCAGTATTTCTCTGCTCCACAAGTTCATTGTAGATTTCTTGCATCAATGATAACATTGATTCTTTACTAAGATTGATTTCTTTTTTTGTCGGTCTTGCCATATCAATAAATATTTAACATTGGATTTTATTTAACCATAGTTTGAACCAAATCAAAATATATATTTTTGTATTTCTTCATTGACCCTCTTATTTCTTTAGTGGAAAGATTGGTCATTTCTCTTAATGAAAGTAATATTATATTTTTGTTGAATTTATTATTATCGTTACCGACAAAAATATTTTCATAATTATCAAATAAATCATATAATGCTTGTCCGAGTTTTACCTCATTTTCATTTAAATTTTCATTCTTAATAAATAATTCTAATTTTATTAAGAAATGATGAATAATTTTTTCTGAATCTAAACTATCATTCTCAATATAGTACGCGAATCCTTCATCATTTTCTAAACTAGAAGAAATATCTTCGTAAGATATTTTTCTATTTGTCTCTTTTTGGTCCTTAATAATTTGACCCATAAGGTAATTTTTACATATGGTTCCAAAATAAGAGTAAGCCTTCTTTTCTTTAGAAGGCTTAAACTTGTCTATTTTTGTTATTAAGAATGAGTGAGTGTCGGTATGAATTTCTGTAAAATCCATATCTTTTCTATATAATTTGTATCTTCTTATAATTGAAGATATCATCTTATCTAAAGGTTTTAATAAAAACTCATTATATATTTTATTTCTTTCGTGTGGACATTCTGTTTCTAAAAACCTAACAACAGCCATTTCCTCTCGAACATCAAAATAATTTAATTGGGTTGGTTTTCTACCTTTCTTCTTTAACTCAACACTAGTATCTCCGGTTAAATTAATTGTTTCAGACATTAAACTTCTTGTGGTTCGTATTTTATGGCTCTGTCATTAATAAAGAAATATTCTTTTTTTGCGGAATCAACCCAAAATTTAACCTCATTTGGTGAAATTACACCATCACCATTTTTGTAATTCCAAAAAATAGAACCTTCTCTTAGATTCATATGTTTGTAACCAATTCTAGGTATTGACATAATTTTAATTGAATTATAAGTCATTCTTAAAAAGAATTCGTAACCAAATGTTAATTTAAAAGATGGTTTTAATAATCCATAATCAATAAATGATTCTTTTTTAATTACAATTCCGGATAGTTGGAAATTTTGATAATCCAATAATGTTTCATTTGTTAATATACCCATTTCAGGTGTAAAATTGGCTGCGAATGTCGCCTCATTCGTAAAACCGGCAAATTTTTCAGTATTATCAACATCAACAACTATTGGTAAAAATGCTTGTACATCAGTGTATATTTCAGAATATTTTAAAACATTTTTAAACCAAATTGATGAGTATTCGTCATCAAATTCAAACAATGATACCCATGTTGATTTTGCACTTCTAACACCGTAATTAACTTGTGATGAGTAATTTGGTTCTTTAGTCCACTCAATCTTCACTACCGGTAAATCACCAAAGTCAAAACCGTTTAGATATTCAACCAATGAAGTTTCATTTGTGTGAACAATAATAAGCTCGTTTATTTCCGTTTTTTGTATTTTTAATGACTCAATACATTTTTTAAAGTATTCGTCAAAATCTCTAACTTTAGATGATTTAATTGGTAAGATTACCGATACATCAAATTTTTTAATTTCTTCCATATTATTCAATTGTTTGTAGTTTAGATAATTGTTCTGTAAATGAATCTTGTCTAGTATTTAAGTAACCCTCAAATAATTTTACTGATTCTTTTTCAAAAGTTTCTTTGGTAGGTAATGAATCTACGGTTTTTTTCATTTCAATTAATAAATTTTCATTTACATTATCCTCTAACCAATTTTGTAAGTAATCGGCAATAAAATCAACTAATTGTATTTTATTGTTTATCCATAATCCATTGTCTTCTGTCATCCATTCCGGTAATAAATTAGGTACTAATCCTAATACGGGTACACCACATTTCATAGATTCTAATGGAAATGTTCCGTATCCACTAGTCTCATCAATCCATACAGATAGACAAGAAGTTTCTAATCCATTTGCAAAATCTTTTTCAGTTAGATTTCTCATATCTCTAAATGTTACCCATCTATATTGAGGAAATTTAATATAGAATGATTTAATTAAGTTAACGGTATCTCTTTGGTCCCTTGAATGAACAGTGATGATTGGTTTTGACGGTAATTCCTGAGGTTTAAATCTATCGGAGATGTAAGGAGTTAAAATATCAAAAGAAACGTGTCTCATAACAGATTCAATTTGTTCTTTTTGTTTGTTTGAAGTTGTTATACATTTTAAAAACCCTAAATCTGTCCAAGTTTGTCCCGGTTGTAATGTTTCTAACATATAGTCATATGATTGACATAACACAACTTTACCACAAGGTAAGTTTGTAATTTGAGACATAACAAATCCGTATAATTCAGGTATAACAATAATATCTTCAGGGGATACTTCTAAGTTTTGACCTTCAATTGATTTATGTGGTAAAGTCATATATTCTTCACCTAACCATTCCGCAACACCTGTATAATCAGGGGTTTCGTGTAAAATAATTGGATTGTAACCTGCATTCAATAATGCCAACCCTAATCTATAGATATATGCGATAGATGCTTTGGCATTACCTTTTGTGTCTTGAGTGATAAGATAAATTCTAGATTTCTTATTTTTCATATTCTCAATAGACAATTCTAGTTTTGTAATTTGTTCTTGATTCATATTATAGTTTGTTTAGTAATTTTTTATATAGTAATGTATTAAATGCTATTTTAAATGGTATTGATAAATTATTAGTCCCTTTTGCTCCCAATTGTTCATCAATCTCTTCCGGTTCATCCATAATGATTTCCATCATTAATTTAACCGTTTCGTATTTAATAATACTGATATGTGCCGATTCAGTAACACCTGTTGTAACTATTTTATCCCCTTTGATTTGGACATAGTCATCTATTTTGTCTAAGTCCAAATAATAATTTTCTCCTAATACTTTTAACATTATATTAATTTTGTTAATTCAAATTCTAATTCTTTAATTGTTATGATAGAATTATCTGATTTGATATGTTTATTGTACTCCGTTTGATATTTTATGAGTATTTTATCTTCCGGATGTTCTAATAATAGTGCAGGGTTCGATGTAAGTAAAATGTCAATTTCGTCCCACATTGAATTTATTGTTGAATTACTATAAAATTTTACTTTTTCTACTAAACAACCAAATTTTGATAGGAAGAAAAGAGATGCGGGTTTTGATTTACCAATCTCATCTGACACTATTAGTATATCGTGATTATCTCTTAAATTTAAATATAATTCATTCAAGTCATTAAAAGTTGAATACTCTGTTGATTGTGAGTGACCAAAAATTTCCATTGGAAACTCCTCATATAGAAATGAATATAATTCTTCGTCCGTTTGGAATTTAAAATGGTTTCTAAGATTTAAACTATCTACCGGTAATGTCATTTCGTATTTAAACAATTCTTCATCCTCAAGACCTTCTGTCTTATCTATCATATATTTTTGATAGGTCTGTTCTATTTTGTCTAAGGTATTTCTTAACACCCCGTTAATTTCAATTGCTATTCTCATTTTCTTCTTCGGTGTTATCGTATTTACTTAATATTCTACTAATTAATGGATTTCTAACAATATCTTTTTTATCCTTGAACTCAAATACTGAAATATCTTTATCATCTCTAAATTTTTCAATTGCGTCCCACAAACCACTATGTGTTTTGTTCTTATATTTATCGGATTGTTCAACATCACCTGAGATAAAAAATTTACTATTAAATCCAATTCTTGTTAAAAGTAACTTCATTTGACTTGGTGTCGCATTTTGACCTTCTTCAAATATTAAAATCGAATTATCAATATTCATACCTCTCATAAACGCCAACGCAAATACTTCAATAATATCAGCATCTTTTAATTTTTCCCTATTTTCTTTCCCAATAATTTTATTCATTAAATAATATGATGGGAAAATATATGGGTCTAATTTTTCTTCCACATTACCAGGTAATGACCCTAGTTTTTCTTCAGCCTCAACCGCTGGTCTAACAATGATGATTTTTTCATATGGTGTTTCCGGGTCAGATAATAAATCAAGCGCCGCCTTCATTGTTATGTAACTTTTACCAACACCCGCTGGTCCGGAACAAACTGTGATTTCACTTTCAATCAAAGTATCGTAATACTTCTTTTGATTTATTGTTAGAAATTTTTCTTTTGTTTTCC